AGAGCATCAACGTCAGCACCAAACTCTGTAAGTTTTCCTTTTGCTACTGTTGCCGCTTCTGATATCTCTGACTTTAGTTCTCCTAATGCACCATCAATAGGAAACTTAGGCATATTAGGTAATAACTCTATTGCACCATCCACACCTTTTTGTAGATTAGGTATAATAGCACAAGGGTCTATATCCCCACCGTCTAAGGCACTTAATATAGCATCTAAGTCTACACCTGCTTTATCTAGTCCTTCACCCCATGATTCTTTAAATTCTTTTTTCGCAGCTGCTATTTTTTTATTAATTTCTTTTTTAAGATCTTCCGGTATATTACCATCTGCTAAGTCTGATGCATATCCTCCTAGTTTAGATACAAGTGCCATAAGTTCAATAGACATTGGTATCTTAGGTAGTTCAGGTAATTCTGGGAGTTCTGCCATCCATAATCTAATTTGAGCCTCAGCATCTGCTTTCATCTGCTCTGCTGCAGCTTTAGCATCATCAACGAGTTGATTCACCATACCTAAAGCTTTTTCTTTAGCAGCGTCTAATTCTTTCTGTAATCCACCTAAGAGGGCATCTACATCTATTCCACAAATCATGCTTATTTATCCTTGTTTAGATGAATATCACCACCAGAAAGTAGTTCAATATTTTCTGTTGCTGTTTTAATAGTCATTAGTTCACCTGAATCAACTTGTAACTTTAACCCTACTTTTATTGATGAGTTCTCTGCAGAGAATGTTCCGAAATTACCATGAGTAGTTAGATTACATTCTTTCGTAGTAGTAATCTGTGTATTACCCATTATAGTTTGATCCCAATTACCATTAATAGTATGCTTATGATTCTTAAATGTTGTAATAGTAGAATCTTCACCAATTCTTAATGTTTCAGCCTTAGAGATATTACCTGTACGATTACCTATTATTTCAAAAGCATCATTACCACCACCATCAGCATCACCTCGGGCACCGATCTTAGTATATCTATTTTTATGTACTTTAGTAGTCATATCACCTTCAACTTCTAATACATAATCCCCTTTAATAAGTTGTCGGACATTACCGTCTACAGTAAGATCACATGATCCCATAACATATACAGATTTCTTACCTATGGTTATCTCAAACTGATCTCGTACAATCTTTGTTACTTTATCACCTGTAGGATGTATTTCTTCAAATGTACCTGATTTATGTTGAGTCATTAGACGTTCACCATCAGGGGAATCATCTACTTCTATTACATGACCTGATTCAGACTCATATACATGATTGAATGGATATTGTGCATAAGTATTAGATTTAGGATCAGGTTCGTCCCATTTAGCTGGTGGATCAGGTGGTAGGGTTTCAACTGTTGCAACATCAGGTTTAGTAGCTTTAGGTATATCGGTGACCTTTAGGCCTCTACGGATCATTAATGCTACATGATCTTCTGCATTAATACCACGCCCTAATCTATTATAATCTGGTTCACGTGATAAGAAAGGATAGTTAGAGAATGGATCTTTAAAACCTTTAGTTTCAACACCATCAGGTTCTTGTTCCCATGCCGTTTCTGCAGGCATACCCGATACAGTACCGAGTACAATAGGATCTTGCATAAAATCATCATTAAATGCTAGTACAACCCATGACCCTTCTACTAGGAATTGTGTATGACCTAAACCAGATACAGATGGTGATGTTGTTGGAAGCATTACCGTAGCCCATGGTAATGAATCAGTTGGTATTTCAGATAAATTAGGTGAATGTTTTCCTAATATACGCACTCTTACACGACCCATTTCTAATGGATCCATTCTATCTTCTACTACACCTAACTCAACTTGCATGCTCAACACCTATAAAATCTCTAATTAATTCAAGTGACATTGAATATTTAGTTTTATCAAAATTATGTGAAATGGCAGATATTAAATATTTACCAGATGATACCATATCTTCAGGGAGATTTTTAAGAGCTGGTATATTTTGTTGTATTTTAACATCTAAACAATCACCACATTCTATTTCTTTAATAGGATCAACATCTGCATTTAATCGTGCAACATTCATTCTATTAATAAATGATGATCTAGACATTAATGATGTAGTATTGATTGTATTATAATTAGATATTATCCCATCAGCTTCGAATGATACATTATTTGTTCTAGATACAAAATGTCTAGAGTTAGGTAATTCATCTAATGGTTTATCATCTATTTTATATTCTTTAGATATTAATTCATTCTTTATTTTAGCAGAATCTGTATACTTGAAAGTGGTTGTGGAAACAGTTTTATTTGATATATCAATAACTGTAGTATTAGATGCATATGCTCCTTTAGATAGAATAGAAAGGGTATCGTATGCAGTCTCTTGTTTAATAGATTTTATATGATGTCTTTGATCTGTCAAACCCCTAACAGTTGAACCATCTTTTCCTGTATTAAATAACTCTTTTGAATCATATATAGTAAACTTTGCGTCTTTAGATATCATTGTATTAAAAGATATCAACTTAGTAGAGGGCCCTGAATTTAATGTATCAAATAAGAATAATGGTGATTTCTCATTATTAAATGCTTTATCTAATATCTTATCAATAGCCTGATAAGGTTTAATAAAAGGGAATACTATATTATAAGATGACGATCCTTTATCATGTATTTCTACTTCTTCATTTAAGTAACTTTTATATATTGTTTTAATAATATCAGAAGTAATACCTCTAAAAGATCTTGAAAACGTTTTAGTAGAATTAAGGAATTCTTTTTCTGTTATTAACTTAAATCTTACAGAGGATATATTCCGTGATATTTTTTCTATAGAATATACATCAGTTATACGGAAATTAAGAACACGATCAATATCATCTTTAGTAAATTCTATCTGAACTGTTTCTTGTCCTATTAGTGGCACACGATTAACTAGTCCTGAATCATCATACATAATCATATCACCTCTTAAAAAGAACTGATCAATAGCTTCAAATATAGTAAGTTTTGTTACATTATCTGTAACATCATATATATTAGAGGTATGTGATTGTATTGTAACTTTGAAATTAGAATAAGTATTTAGTACAGCATCCATAATCTTTAATAACCCATTTCTACATGAGATCTATATATTGGCATTAATTCTCTGAAATTTAGTGTCATATCAACTCTTACAGGTTCATCATTTTCTTTAAAAAATGAATTAGAATCCTTATTATATACAACACTACATGATTGAAGAGCTACTTCTGGCATCTTAGGGAATTTTGCATTAACAAATTCTATAGAGAATACTTCCGGAAATTTTAATGTCCAGTCTTCATTCGTTGGATACATTGACATTCTGAATGTAGAAATAATCTGTTTAACTGACTCAGATTCTTCTTTAGATTCTGGTATAAATGACCATGCAAACTGCCATTCTCTAAGACCTACCCCTTTAAAGGTAATAAACGGATTCTCTTTTAATACTGATTGATGTTTTTTAGTCCGCTCATCCAATATACCAGTAGCAACATTACCAACAGCGGCACCTACCCCGGCCGATATTACACCTCCGGCTTTACCCATGGCTTTACTTACAAGTCCAGCACCAGCACCAATAGTTAAAGCTTTACCCGCTGGACTTCCCCCGAAGGCTTCAGCGGCCTTCATTATTTCTTCTGCATTGACAGCAGCACCTTTATAGGATCCTGCCAAACCAGAACTTCTATCTTCATATTGAATATTATCATTAAAGGAAACACCAGGGACAACATAAAGTGCAATATGTTGATTAAGGTCTAGACTTGTACTTCCATCACCCTTATAGTTAGCTTTATGAATATTAAACATTATAGCAGGGGAAGTAGATTCTCCTATATTTAATGGATACCTTAGTATTTTAGAAGCTGTTGGAGCGTATATAGTCATTGGCTCTAGAACTTCAATTGAATCGATTGGCATATATGTTACCTTATAAATATGTTTATTATTACTTATTTATATATTTATAATGAAAACCTACAAGGGTAAATACAAACCTAAAAATCTAAAAAAATATAAAGGTGACTATACCTCAATAACATATAGATCCCTTTGGGAAAGACAAACCTTTCGTTGGATTGAAGATCAACCCCATATAGTAGAATGGAACTCAGAAGAAGTTATAATACCTTATAGATGTCAAACAGATGGTAAGATGCATCGTTACTTCATTGATGTATACTTTAAGACTAAAGGTGGTAGGAAATACCTAATAGAGATTAAACCTGATAAACAAACAAGACCACCAACAGGGTCTAGAAGAACTAAACGGTTTATATCTGAGTCATTAACCTATGTAAAGAACCAATGTAAATGGGAGGCAGCTACTAAGTTCGCTGAACAGAATGGTTGTACTTTTGAGATATGGACTGAACATAAACTAGAAGGTCTTGGTATTAAATTACTTAGGTCGCAATTACCAAAGACTAAACAACCGAAGAAGAAGACGAAAACGAAGTAAATAGTATGGTGTTCCCACTTTCCGCGGACACTAATAATATTATAACACATATATACACAAATGTCAAGTAAAATATATAAATAAAGATATGGCAGAAAATAAGAAATCATTGTTCGACACATTAGAGAAAGAAGCATTTAGATCTGGTATACAAGCTAGATCTACAGATTCCCGTAAATGGTTTAGATCTAAAGTACAAGAATTAGGAGCACAAAATCCACAGAAAGTATTAAAGGATTCCGCATTAATAAAGAAAAGAGGATTCAGAACAGGATCAATGTATATGTTCTTCTATGATCCTAAACATCGTAAGACATTACCGTATTATGATGCCTTTCCTTTAATCATTGCAGTAGAGAGAGCTAAAGGTGGATTCTATGGATTGAATCTACATTACTTATCCCCTGTATTACGAGCTAAGTTTCTAGATAAATTAATGGAAAATACTAATAATCGAAAGTTTGATGAAACAACAAGGATGAAGGTTAATTATCAGATATTAAAGTCTGTTGGTAAGTTAAAAGAGTTTGCACCGTGTTTTAAGCATTATTTAACAGGGCATGTTAATTCGAATATTGCAATGGTAGAAGCACCTGAATGGGAAATAGCAATATTCCTTAAAACAGAATCATTTAAAAAGAAATCAAAATCCCATGTATGGGGCCAATCTAGAAGGGCATACTAATGTTACCAGCTAATGTAGATACATTAAAATCAACTATTAATAGACGTGGTGGTTTAGCAATTGCTAATAAATTTGCCATATATATGAATAATCCTGCAGGTCAGAATCTACTTACAGGGGGTGCTGGTGGTATAGGAGCTACTATAGGTTCCCTAGCAACAAAAGGTCTTCAATCATTAGCAACAGGATCTTCTTTTTCTCCTACTGCATTTCTTAATGATCCAAGAGATATGTATCTTCTTGCAGAATCATGTACATTACCCGGCCGATCATTTATGACTTCAGATCGTAGAACCGGTATAAAAACAACTAAAGTAGTATATGGTATAGATACATCAGCAGTTAAGTTTACATTTTTACTTACTAATGATTACTATATCTGGAAATATTTTAAGTCCTGGATGGATTTTATAGTACCACCATCCGATGATATAAATGAATTAAAACTTAATTATAAGAATAATTACTCTACTGATATACAAATACA